ACGAAGGAATGACTCTTGGATGGTTAAGAATAACTCTTAAAGGTCAAGATGATTTTAAATACATTGGTAAAAAAATGCAAGAAGGTTGGAAATTTGTTGATATTAAAGAAGTACCTGAAATAGAACAAACATCAGTCGTGAAGATGGAAGGAAGATACTCTGGAGCAGTCTGTCGTGGAGACGTTGCGTTAGGTAAAATACCTACCAAGTTATTCCAAAGTAGAAGTGAGTTTTACAGAAATAAATCTGACAAATTAATGGAAGCTGTTAACAGTCAATTAATGAGAGGAAATAATTCTAGTATGCCCATTTCTAATTCTAGTAAATCAACAGTAACAAAAGGTAAACAACCTAGTTTTCAAAAGTAAATCTTTTGTTGCTTTTTTAACAATAAAGGAGATTAGACTATGGCAAGTGTAAATGCCCCTAGAGGGTTACAACTAGCAAAGAAATATGGCTCTGGTTCTAACTCTACTGGTATAGATACTATTGATGTCAATGTTAGTCCAAAGGTTGCTTCTGCGTTAATACCTTCTGATATATTTACAGGAGACATTATACAAATTGAATCTGCAGGTACAATTAAACCTGTAGGTGCAGGTGTAAATGTTAGATGTGTAGGTGTATTTCAAGGTTGTAGTTTTGTAGATGCAAATGGTGACCAACAATTCAAGAGAAGTTATACAGGTGGAGTAACTGCTACTGATGTAAAAATTCATGTAGCTAGAGACCCAGGTCAAACATTTTTCGTACAAGCAGATGCAACAGTAACAGCTTCAGCAGGAGTTGGAACTGTACCTGTTAACTGTAATATAGCAACAGGAACTGGCAGTCATAAAACAGGTCAAAGTGCTATGGTATTAGATGCTGATACACCAGTATTAACTCAAAGTCAATTAAGAGTTATACGTAGAGCACCTTGGGATACAGGTATTGGAGCATCAGCAGGTGTAACAGATGCATACCCTTGGTTCGAAGTATATTTAAATAACAGTAACGACAGATTTCAATCAACATCTGTTTGTTCAACATAGGATAGGAGATAAATTATGCCAATAAATAGAGCTGCGATAAGCAAAGAGCTCCTTCCTGGATTGAATGCAGTTTTTGGAATGGAGTATGGAGAAGTTAATAATGAGCATGAACCACTATATGAAGTAGAAAATTCAGATAGGTCTTTTGAAGAGGAAGTCCTCTTTACAGGATTTGGTACTGCTCCAACAAAACAAGAAGGTGCTGCTGTTGTTTATGATGATGCAGGCGAAAGCTTTACAGCTCGTTATACAAACGAGACTATAGCTTTAGCTTTTGCTATCACAGAAGAAGCAATGGAAGACAATCTATATGATACTTTTG